ATTGCTTCGACGACTCGCTCTGCTCCTGACGAAGTGATTGAATTTCGGAATGCATCGTCGAGGTGATCGTCGAGAGAACGGTTTTGATCTCGCGCATATCGTCCTTGATGGCTATCAGCTTCTCATCGACGCGGGCGTATCTTTGGTCCGCGTCGGACATCATTTTCAGGTTCGCTGCAATCCCCGCGACGATCAAGACGACGACGCCGATCGAAAGGCCCCACTTTTGAGTGATGACGCCTGACCTTCTATCATCTCTCTCGTCTCTGTCGCCTTCCATGAAACCCCTCCATTCATTTCCCGTCAGGCGACCGAGAACACGGCATAAGCCAGGTTCACGGCGCTCGCATTGCGAGCGAAGAAAATCGTTCTGTCAGGAGCCGGCGTCGAGTCGCCGTGCCGGAACTCCAGAAGGTCTCCAGCCGTCACCGCCTGCGATCCGGTCGTCGAAGCGGCCGTGATCAGCGTCGACCACCCTCCGCCGTTGATTTGAATCTCGACATCGTTTCCGAGAGCCGTCCCGATGGCGAACTGCATCGTCTCGGTACTCGGAGCCGTGAAGACCTCCGAAGCCACGCCACTCGCCAGGACACCCAGCGGTTCGAGCGAGTCGAGATCCGAGACGTCCAGATCGAATGTGTGGATGATCGAAGAAAGAGCCTCGTAGACCACGCCATCGTCAAAAGTATGGCGAGCCTCGAGCGTCTGCTGGAGCTGGACCGACGGAAGGGTTCCGCCGAGCACCTCGAGCATTTCGGTCCGAGAAAAAAGTTTCGATGTAAAGTCGCCCCAATCCTGCTGAAAAATCGTTCGACCCGGCGTGAAGTCGTGCTCGATCCCGTTGCCGAGATTGTAGACCATCGACTGCTCGGTGCGGGATAGAACGCGGTTCCAGATATGGAGGGCGTCCAGGTCACCGTTCAGCTTGTTGACGATGATCGACCCGGGAGAGCCGACAAAGTTTCCAAGCCGGAAGGGCTCATTTCCGTTGAAGAACCCGCCAGCGTGCGACAGCGTGTCGGCCACCCCGTCGTTGATCCTCATTCCGAGGATGTCGTTCGTCGCGTCATACCACGTCAGGACGTGATACCAGACGCCAGCGGAAAGGGCGCCGGAACTGTTTGCGACGAGCTGTACGTCAAGATTCACACCATCAGTCGATCCGAAGAATTTGAACCGACCTTCGGTGATATTGAACTGGACCCGGTACTGACGATTATTCGACGTGTTGTTGTTCTTCGACCAAAGGCAGTAGCTCGTTGACAGATCGTCGAGCTTGACCCAAATCGATATCGTGAAATCAGCATCCACGTAGTGGAAGATGGAACCGCTCGCCGCAGCGAGGTGCTGACTCGAGGCCGAGCTCCAGCTCTTCGCAGCTCCGACCTTTCCGGAAGCCTCGGCCGCAACCGACCCGGTATCGGTCAGCGTTCGACTGTTGCCAGAGTAATCGACCGCACTCGCGGCCGTCGCCTCATCCAGCTTGTACGACCCCTCAAGGCCCGTGGTGAGCGTCGTAGCGTTCTCGATCAGCGTCAGGCGCACCTGGTGCGAATTGGCCGACGGGAAATCGCCGACGAATGATGCCGCGTCCGCGAGGAGCGACGCGACCTCGTCGAGCTGGCGGTAGTCGCGCCGATTGAAGGTCGTCTCCAGGCCCGAGTCGTCCAGGCTCGTTCCCGAGGACATCAGGTCGTCGACGTCGATCGGGTCGGCGTAGCTCGAAGCGTTCACCAGATACACCGCCGGCAAGTACGGACGGCGAGCCCGGTTCGACATCTGGATCTGGACCGTCACCGCCGAAGTCTCGGCGAGCTGCGCCGTCCGGCTTCGAGGCCGTAGCTGGACATCCACGACATCCGTTTGCGGGATCGCGACATCCGAGAGCCCGGCCCCCACGAAGGCCAGGAACACGGGCGTGTTCGCCGCGTGAGCCAGCGGGGTCGTGTCCAAGAGCCCCCGGTAGGCCGAGCCCAGCGAGAACCATGTGGTGTTGTCGGTGACCGTCCTCGGAGCGAAAAATTCCCCACCGATGTAGATCAGGTTCACGAGGTTCTGGCCGACATCCGCCGGCGCAGGAGACGCCTCGAAGGCCGCCTCAAGCTCGGCGATCGCATCCGGGTCCGGGTCCACCTCGATCGTCACCGAGCCCTGCGTGCCCGCCTGGGACAGCGCCGTGCGCAGATCACCGACGAGGACGAAGCCGTAGATCTCGCCGACGAGGGCGTAGTCTCCGGCCGGGGTCGTCGGATGGTGGCGCTCGAACATCCGGAGCGTGATCGCGCCCGGGGACGTCTGCCGGCCGGCACACCAGAGCCGGTCGATGAAGACCTCGCTCTGTCCCGGGTCGCGACGAGCGATCGCGTAGGGGGCCTCCAGGACGATCTGCTCGTCGGCCGGAATGATCGCGACCGCCTGCGTCGGGTAGCTCCAGAAGGTCGCCGGGGGGACCCCGAAGAAACCCGTCTCGAGCGAGAAGATGTCCTGGACGAACGGCAGGATGATGTGCTTGGCATCGATCTTGCCGAAATCGGGTCGCGTGATTCTGACCGGAAGATCCGCGATCCCCAGCCGCTCGTAGGTGAAGCGGACCACGTCGCCGGGATGAACATCCCAGAACTCGCGGTTCACCGTCACCGTTCCCTTCGCCAGCGGGAATGAGAGCGTCCGCGCTTCGCGCGCAGCGATCGCCGTGGCGAGCGTCCCGTTCTTCACCCCGGGATAGCGGATGTTCGAGATGACCGTCTCGCCCCGTTGCATGCGCTGATTTCCCAGCGAATCCGCTCGAGCAAAGGTGTTGAAGTAATCCCGAGAGCGGTCCGAGAACTCGACCCGAACCTGGTTCGTCGTCCCATCCCAGGTTTGGCGGGAAAAGTCGCGCAGCTCGACGATCGTGCTGGCGTCGATCCCGTTCAGCACGCTGATTTTCGCCGTCGACGACACTTCGTTCGTCAGCGTCTCATTGCAGACGACCGTCGTCGCCGTCCTCGAGGCCACCGTGAGCCTTCGGTTGTTCGTCTCGACCTCGGACCCGTAGAGCCAGAAGAAAGACCCCACGTCGAAGTCGAGGCCGCCGCTGGCCACGTTGATCGTATTGCCGCCGGAGATGCTCGAGACGTCGACCGAGACCGTGTAGTCCTGACGGGCAAGTCTGACCTCGAACAGGCCCGTGTTCCTGTTCCGGTAGAGGACACCATCGATCTGCTGCAGAGCGATCTTGATGACATCCCGGATCTCCGAGACGCGTTCCCATTGGAACGCGATCCCATTCCCTTCAGCGTAGCACGTCGCCGCGACCTCGGCGAAATTGGCCAGGTTCACCGAATTCGGATTCCGAGCCATCCCCCAATCGGCATCGACCAGGCACTCGTAGATCAGCTCCATCGGATTCGTGTCGAACGAATTCACGATGTGCTGACCGGAAGCGTAGCTGCCGGCAACGCCAGCATTCACGGCAGCAGCTCGGAGCCCGGACGGCAAGCGCTCGAGCTCAAAAGACCACGGCTCAATGCTCGTCGAGTTTCCAAGGTAGCCGTCCTGGAAAACCGTATAGCAAGATCCGCGATATCCAGAAACCGGATTCGGAGAGAGCGTCGAAGTGAGGTAGGCATCCGCTGTCTGCGTCAGCGAGCCTCCGTAGAAACTCAGCGTTCCGATCAGACCTCCGCGACCCAAGTCATCGCCACCGAAGAAATCTGGTTCGTTGATCTCGGTCCCGGAATTGTGATTCACCTCGCGATCACCGATCCAAATTCGGACCAGCGAAACCGTCGTCGAGCCGCCGTGGCAATGCGACATCTGGATTCCGGCATAGTACCTGAACCCGGTCGTGACCACGTTCTTCGACCAGAGGCCGGTTCGAATCGTCGTCCGGATAGCCACCTGTCGAAGATTGCCCCACCAGACCACGTTCGGTCCGCCGAGACGGTTCCGGCCCCAGATGATCGGCTCGGGCCGATTCTCAACGGCCGTCGGGAAGTTGAAGTCGCCCCGACTCGCCGGCTTCGCGTCCTCGATCTCCTGTTTCGGGCGGAGTAGCTCGGCGAGGACCGTCAGCACGGCCGACATGATCAGGCCGACGACAAGCGTCGTGAAGAACTCCGCTCGCAGCACGCCATCGTCGGCCGGAGGCGAGAAGAGACGATGCGCCAGAGCCACCGAAGAAACGGTGTGGAGTGCCAGGAATCCAGAGATCTTTTTCAGCGACATCAATCCAGCCCTTCGAAGGGATTCTTCTGGGCGACGAACGGGAATCCGCCGTGGTTCACGACGTTGTTGTAGACGTTCAAGCAATCGCTGTCGATGATGTGATCGCACCCAGGAAGAGCGCGGACCGTGAAACCAGTCGGGTCGTTCAGGAACGGAAGGTCGAGAGTCATCACAGATCCAGATTGCCCGACGATCGTCCGGTACTCATCGCCGTACTGGATGAACCCGGCCGTCCAATATCCCGCAGCAGTCGTCGAGAGACCCGAAAGCGTGATCGTTCGACCCGAGACAGACGCGGCCGTTACGTTCTCCTGAAACGACGTCTCGAGGATCGTACAGGAGAGATCGTAGAGCGAGTGATTGCAGAGGCCCTGGTACGTTTTCCGGGGAGCCAGGCGCCGATACGTCGAAGTGATCGGACGGCAAACGAACTCGGCCTCGGCGGCATTCTTTCCCCACCCGACCGTCGACACCGAACCCTGGAAGATGAAGACCTGCTCCTCGTCCGGGTCGTCGAGGTGCAACTGCTTGATCGTCACCTCGGGGAATTCGCCGGGAATAATCCCGACGAAGAGCCTCGCGAAAGGGTTGTCGCCAGGCATGATGATGTTCACGGCCGGGTCATTCAGATCGGCCGTCGTGACGATCTTCGAGCGCTCGATCGATGTGGCGACATAATCGATCGCGGCCAGCGTGATGTCCGTCTCCTGGTTCACGTAGGTGTACTGCGCGACGCCAAGATCGAACGTGTAAAGCTCG